AAGACCGGCCATGGTGTTGGGATAGTAGGTCGATAATCTTCGCGGTAGCGAGTTTCAATATCTTTGTTATAGTCGTGACCGATGTCCTTATTCATACCTGCTTTCAAAGCACTCTCGATACGAGTTCGGATAGAGTCAAAATCACCATCATTAAGCAGTTCAGCAGAGTTTAAGAGAGCTTCTTTCAGCTCTTGGTTCTTACAAAACGTAGCAAATTCAGACGTAACATACTCCATGTCATCCTTAGTAGATGTGTAAGAGTGTCTTAGTTCTTCTTTTACTGCTGTTCCTAGAAGATCGTTTGTAATCTTTGTAAGCTCTACTCTTAGAACTTCCATTGTAGGTACTGTGTTGTACTTATCGAAATATTTAATAATTTCTCCTACAATCCATTTATGTGCGTCAGCATCGAAGTAATCTACTTTTAAAACGTCTCTTACTTCTAATAAAAACTTCTTCTCTGTAAGAAGTGCGCCAATAACTTTAATCTGGAATCCCTTACCGTACTGGCTTAGCTTTTGATGCGTCATATAACCTTTAATTAAATTTTGTTAAATCTCTAAAATTTTCTAACCAACCTTCTGTGTTCTTTGTAATGCCCTCAATTCTATCTTGTTCAAGCATATGTAAAAAAGCTCCGATGTTTAACATGCCTGGCTTCTCTCTCATCTCTTCCAATATACGAACTTTTTGGTCATCTGACAACACTGGCTCCTGTAAATTCATTAATTCGTGATTAGTATCTACCCTATGCTTGTATTGTAAGATTTTTGCAAAGACTTTCTTATCGTCAATTCTCTCCTCACAGGTCTGATAAATATCGTCTAAAGTTACTCCTGGAGTATCTACTAGGTAAGGAAATTCCTTTAACATAGTCTTTTGACCTAAGCCTTTTACCCCTGTTAAGTTATCTGAGTTATCTCCTAATAGGCTTTTAGCGATAAGGTAGTTTTCCGGAAGCATCCCGATATCTTGCTTGACCATAAATGGATCATAAAACTTCTTCTTGATTGGAGAATATACATTTACATTCTTAGTAACAATCTGGAGGAAGTCTTTATCTGAAGATACGATTGTTGACTTTCTGTCTTTCTCATCGTTCTTCTGTGCGATGTATGCAATAACGTCATCTGCTTCTACCTTATCAATAGAAATCATAGTTACTGGTAAGCAATGCAAATACTCAATCAAACGATCCATTTGAGCAGTCATCGAAGCATACTCAGCTTCTTTGTCATCATACATCTCCCAATTGGTGATGCGTTGATTAACTCGCTGTGCTTTGTAATTAGCATCTACATTCTTTCTAGATTGTGATGATGCTCGACCGTCAAATACTAAAACTAGTCTGGTTGGTTGTATAGTCCGAGTTAAGTAACCGATGCTTCGCAAAAACCCAACCAGGCCGCCAATAGGCTGGCCTTCGGGGTTCATTGCTCTGAGCATGGAGAAACTACGAATGAAAGTATTCATTGCATCAACAATCACGATGTGATCGTTATAACCGCTAGGCGGTTGTTTCTGGATGTTACCTAACAGACTTTTATAGTCTGTCTTATTCATTAGCTGCTGGTGGTATTTCACGGATGTCCTCGCCTACGTCTGGGTCTTCGATTAGATCGAAGTCAACAGAACCTAGTAGGTTGAGCCATCTGTCCTTATGATCGTTTTTGTATCTGTCAATCTCTTTCTTATCATCAGCAATAAATCCGTGAGGAGTCATTACGATCTTTCCGCGAGACTGAATACCGTTGATGTGGTTCTTCTCAATCTGGATATTACCTCTCTTAGCAAATTCTACTTGCAATCCATCTTTAATCGCTTTGATCTTAGATGTACCTGAGTTAGTAATGTTTCCAAATGTTACTACTAGCGTAGCATCATACCACATCGCCATACCTCCTTTGTTCTGTAGCTTAGGCATTCCCATTGGGCTCTCTGGCTTCATAGTCCATACCTTATTAATAGCTACTAACGAGTTGGTATACGGCATTCCTTCTTTACGGGATAAGAGAATCTTTTGATTCAAGTTATTCCCAAACTGAGTCGACATAGCTCCTGCATTCCATTCGTTATTGTTCTTATTAGAACGTACCGATAGTTCACAAGGTACTGAGCCAATACTATCCCAGAAGAATACCATATCATAAGGTAAGTTACCTTTAGCTTGTTCGTCCATCAAGTCAGCCATAAATACAGCTACATCCTCAATGGTGTTCATTTGAGCTCTATCAGTATAGATAAAGAAGCCGTCGTAGTCATAGATCTCTCCAGTGTTCTCGTCTACTACTTCATCAAACTGTAAGCCCATTTAACGTGCATGTTCCCATGACCATTTCATCTCTGTTACGATGAAGACCGGTAAGATACCCATCTTCTGGGCACTTACAGCGGCTTCAAGTAACGCAGTCGTCTTACCAGTATCAGAGTGTCCTCTGAGTAGAGTAATGTGACCGTGTGGGATACCTGGCATAGAAGTGATATCTTGAAAAGCTTTTGATAAAGGTATCCAACCCTGCTCCTTAAACTTTACAGAAGCATTATTTAGGCGCTTACCTTTCTTAAACCTATTCAAGTCAAAGCCTGCCTTGATTTTCGCAGAGGCGGCTTCGCTTACACCTGTTTTCTTTTTTGCCATGTACCTTTAATTAAAATGGTAAATCGTCGTCGCCGAATAGATCGTCGAATTTACTAGCAGTATCTTTCTTGCCAGCTGTTGCAGTATCTACAGTGAAGTTATTAGCCGGAGCTTGAACTGCTGCAGGTGCTGCTTGAGTTGGTGCTGGAGCAGAAGCGGCTGGTGCATCTTGTGCATCTTCGCTATCTGGATCCAAGTACTTAGCTAGTTGACGTTTTACGAAATCAAAGTCATACTTAGTGAAAGATTCTTCAGCTTTAGGCTGATCTTTTAACCACAACTCTACTTGACTGTTATCCTCACTCAATGGAGCTTCTTTCATACGTGGACGTACAGTAGTCTCTGGATAAGGGTTACCCTGTACCACTTCTACAGTAAAGTCACGACCAGAAATAACATCAGTAAAGTCACCGATCTCTTCATCAGCAGCGTAAGCCATCAACGTCTTGTAAACGTTCTTACCGAATCCCCATAGACGAACTCCTTTGTCTTCCTCACCGCGAACGATAACAGGAGCAAAGATACGCATCTTAGGTTACAATTTACCGGCCAATGACCAGTTATCTTTGTCAGAAGTCTTTTTCAACTCGTTAACAAACTCTACTACAGGATCTTGCTCACCGAAGTTGGTTAAAGCAATCATAGGGTACTTACCTACTCCGTAGTGGAAGAATAACTCCTTGAAAGGATATTCAGGATTGTAAGCAGAAGGAACGATACGAATCTGCTGTTTACCTAGTTGAGGTTTCCAAAAGATCTTGTCGTAATCAATCTTTGGACGATCGTTGCTGGTGTTGTTCATCGAGTCCAGCTTTGCTCGAATAGCGGATAAATCCATACTCAAAACTAATTTTAAAGTGAAACTTTTTGTATATAACCTTAATATAAGAAATAAATTGCGTTAAAGCAACTTACAGCTCAATTATTTTATGAAGCTTTGTATTGATGCGCTTTAATTCATCTCCTCTGGTGAGTAGAATACAATTACGGAAATCAGGCCAGTTAACTCTGTAACTTGGATCTGCTACACCTCCGTTTAATTCTCTGATTAGAGTGTTAAGCGCGTTGATAGTATATAGTGTATTTGATTCTTTTTTACGGTGTACTAAGATAGTATTATCTAAAAAGTTAGATACGTTACCAAAATCTACGTTATACGTACAAATATACTCGTGGTTGCTCTTAGAATAAAGAACAAAGATTTTATTATATATGATCTGATACTTACTTTGGATTAGTTCCAAAGTTCTATCTAACTCCTCTTCGGGAGTAAATGTACAGAATAATTTATTACTCATATCAGCGATCGATTCGAATGTGTCGAAATCGTAGTCAAAACGGGGTGTTGTTACAATTGTGTTATCCATTTTATAAATATAACTTTTTTTTAGAGAACTAAACTTTTACTTGCCTTAAACTTAACAGGATACTTTCCTTCTTCAGATAATATCTGTTGAAGATCTTCTAATAACCCTTTTCCATCTCTTTTGTCGTAATCAAACAAAATGGCATCATAAGTATAAAGCGAGACGTTAGTTCTTTTATCTTGCAAATACTTCAATACTTTAGATAAGATACGAATGTTTCTTGATGTTTCCAAACTCTGCATCATATAATTCATAAGTTTCTGAGGATGCATGTCTTTAAGTTGTTTGGTTAATCGTCGACCGGAGATAGGATCTTCTATGTAACCTTGGGACTCATATGTTTTCCATAGGTTTTTAATGTAGTTGTTGATTTTCTTAAATAAAGGAACCTCTTTATACTCTTCCGGTATCTTTCCGTATACTATCTGGAATGTAATTTGTTTACCTTCGTTATACTCTTCTTCAGAAATATCCTCTTTACCGAAGTACATCTTAGCTAATTCGGTATGAGCGGATTCTCCTAAAATTGGTTCCCCAACCAAGTCAGCGAGTAATCTAATATGATAACCATCAAAGTCAAACTCCACGAACCAATCACTAGTCGGAATGATTTTTTCACGAAAGGATCCTTTTTTGGGTATAGCCGCAAAATTAATGCTATTGAAAGCATTTGTAGGACGAGAAGTGATATTGTAAGGGTTATAACTTGTGAATACTTTTCCATCAATAATGGAATACTTAGCATTGTTGGGTCTAAATAATTCAATAAATCCATCTTCTTCTATTTTTAATCCTGGTTGTTCTAATAAGTAATATACTCCGGTTGCTACTTGATTATAAAATTTCCAATAATCTGTATCAATAATCTCTTCTGCTTGTTCAAAAAGATCTTCTATACTCCGGTAGTTCCTTTCACATTTCTCAAATAACTTTGTTAGAGGAATAATCTTATTGAGTTCTGGGTTGTCACGGTATTTGTTGTAATACCAGTTAATACTCTGAGGTGTGTTAGGTAGTTGTAGGTTTTCGTAGTTCTTTAATGAATAAACCAACGCTAGATCGATGATAGACTTTCCTCTAAGGTGATAGAGGTAGTTTTTCTTATCAACGACATACTTTACTTCAAAGCAATTTAAAACCTCTTGAACCTTATCTATGCTTAGATTGAGTCCTTCTGTATGGTCTATAGGTAGAATGTACCCTTCCTTATGATCCAAAGGATGGATGTAAACTGCAACCGTTGATGATAACTTCGGATGGTAATTATCATTACCAGAGATTACTTCAACAAAACAACCTTTTCTTCCGAGAGCACAGAGGTATCTGAGCTGCTCATCAGATTCTACGATGTAGAACATAAAACCTTTTTACTTTACAAACTCTGTGTAGTCTGTAATATATTCAATTAATCCTCTAAACTCTAGGTCAGCATCTTCAATAGTCTTCTTGTTGATGCCTTCCGTTCCTGGTATAAGATAAGAATTTAATTTCGAATCAGCAACTGGACCGATAATCTTCCATGTAATCTCTATTCGATCGAAGACAGGTACTACCCTTAATTTCTTAAATGTAGCTTGATTAACTTCTTTGATCATAGAGTTACGACGATCTTTTACAAAGTACCTCTTAATAGTACCTCTTTGGTAATCCTGTTCTGTAGGAGAAGGGAAGTAAATACTTACCTTACCTAAATCCATCGCTGCTTGTTGAGCTAAGTAGACTGCTTTTAAGATAATTCGACTACCGGCCTTAGCAGGACCTACTCCTTCGTAAGCTTTATTATCATATGTTACAAAGAAAGCTCCTGAAAATGGAGATCCATCTTCATACACATATACTCCTTCTGGAGTGTATAATGGTCCTGTATATTTTGACTTAGGTAGAAACATTCTTAACTTACTCTACTGATACATTATGTACAATTGTCTGTGCTTTTATTGTAGTTGTCCACTTATTTCCTGAGATTGAGTGATCAACTCCGGTAACGATAAAAGCAATTCTATCTTGGTAACTCGCTGGAAGCACGCCGGGTGCTATCTTAAAAGCTTCGCAAATCTTAAATCCTCCAATGCCGTCCATAGTCAACGACAATTCAAATGGAATAATACCTGGTTTAG